GGAGCTAGAAGTGCTTCTGCAAACCAGTGAGCCTCTACTTCTAAAACTCCATATTGGTCTTTAGTTAAACCGCCTCTGTTTAAGGCAGTCTCTTCATAATAGACAAGATGACCTAATAAAATATGCCCAATCTCATGGGCAATAGTCCAGCGAATACGTTCCCTACTGAAGCTATCATCATAAACGATTAAATATTCTCCAGTTCCTCTTTCAATTTGGGTTTTAGCTTCTGCATTATCACGTTTTAGATGAAAAGGATCATCTACTCCTGTAGCATTTTTTAACTCTGACCAGCTTAGAAGGTGCCATCTATCCTCAAACATTTCTACAATTTTATGAGGGTTTACTGGGAGCTCTTTAAGATCCAGTTCAACTAAAAAATCATAAGCTCTTTTTGTGGCACGCTTAAAATTAGGCTTAGTTGGAATTTTTCTTTTTCTTGGCATAAGTTAAGAACATCTCCATTTGATCTACTAAATCGTCATAGTCCTTTTCTTCTAAGTCAGAGTTTCTAGCTAAACCATCTACAATTTTACGAACTGTATCTCGCTGCTTTTCAGTTTTTAAGTCTGGGAATACCCTTTCAATTAATGGAACACTTTCATTATCCTCATCAATATATCCGGCAACTTGAAGCATCTCTTCCTTTGATACGCCTAAAGCTTCAGCTAAAGCATTAAGTACAGGAACTGAAGGACTTTGCCTCTCACCAATTTCAATACGATGAACTTCAGTATGACTAATATTAGCTTCAGTTGCTAGCCTTCTTTTTGACCAGCCTTTTGCTTCTCTGCGTTCCTTAACAAAATTTCCTAATGGTGTCATCAATTGCACCTCCTCATTTATCGATTAAAGGCTATAATCAATATCTGTTGACTATAGTATAACATTATTGTAACCGAAACGCAACAAATTTATACATTTTGAACTTAACATTGACACTGTATACAGAAGGTGTTATTATTACTTTAATGGAACTAATAAGTTCAACAACAGAAAAGGGGTGACAATAATGGTGCCAAACAGGGAGTATTTATTAGAATTAGTAAGAGAGAAAGACTGGTCAGGAAGTGAGCTGGCTAGACGCATGGGTGTTTCCAGAACGGAAGCAAATCGTCTTTTAAATGGACAAAGAGTTGGTGGAAAGAAAACCATAGCTGGACTAATGAAGGCTTTCCCAGAAGAACCATTAGAAAAGCTTTTTATTTTTCCTACTGTGGAACCTATAAACACCACTAATAAATAATAAGGAACTTTTAAAAACAATAGAGAGGAGAAACTTAATGGAAATTAAAGTGGATGTTAATCTTCACGCACCTGAACTTGTTAAAGCGATTGAAAAACTAACAAGCACAGTACCTGTGAAAAAAGAAAGTGTAGCAACTAAGACTATTCCTTCAAAAGAAATACAAAAATCAGCTGAAGCAAGTGAAGAAGTGGTAAGTAAAACTGCTACAAAGAAAGCCATAACCCTAGAAGAGGTAAGAGCAAAACTTGCAGCTTTGACTCAAAGTGGGAAGCAAGCAGAGGTAAAGGCTTTAATCAAAAAGCATGGTGGTAAAAAGCTTAGTGACATTTCAAAGGATAAGTATCCAGACCTACTTAAAGATGCGGAGGAGATATAAATGGCAGAGCACGCACTCTTATCTGCCTCTGGTGCCAGCAGGTGGATGAAGTGCCCTCCATCAGCAAGGCTTGAAGAAATGGTAGAAGAACAATCCAGCGAGTACGCAAAGGAAGGTAGCTTTGCCCATGAACTGGCAGAACTTAAGCTCTCCTACCACTTAGGCAATATAATGAAGACCCAGTATAACAAGCAGCTAAAAGAGATGAAAAGAAGTAAGTTCTACTCAAGTGAGATGGAAGAGTTTCTTCAAATCTATGTAGACTTAGCTATTGAGAAAATCAATGAAGCAAGGGCACATACCAAAGACCCAGTAGTAATGATTGAGATGAGACTGGACTATTCACCTTGGGTTCCAGAGGGTTTTGGAACCGGGGATCTGGTGTTAGTGGCAGATGAAGTATTAGAAATAGTGGATTTAAAATTTGGAAAAGGCATTAAGGTATCGGCAGTAGATAATCCACAGATGAGGCTTTATGCCTTAGGGGCTTTAAACCAGTACGACTGTCTTTATGATATTGAGAAGGTTAAAGCCACCATCTGTCAACCGAGACTTGATAATATTTCCACAGAAGAGCTAGAAGTACAGGAGCTTTTAGATTGGGCAGAAAAGGAAGTTAGACCTAAAGCAGAACTAGCCTTTAAAGGCGAAGGTGCTTTTCAAAGTGGAGAGCATTGTGTTTTTTGCAAGGTTAAAGCCACCTGTCGGGCTAGGGCTGATGAAAATTTAAAGCTGGCTTGTATGGATTTTAAAGAGCCACCATTACTTACAGATGATGAAATTGTAGAAGTCCTGATGAAGGTTGAAGAGTTAAAGAAATGGGCCAGTGATGTTGAAGCCTTCGCACTAGCTACAGCTATAAATGATGGTAAAGATTGGCCTGGACTTAAGCTGGTAGAAGGCAGAAGAAGTAGAAAATACACTTCTGAAACGGAAGTAGCAGAAAAGCTTCTAGATGCTGGGTATTCAGAAGATATGATTTATTCTAAATCCTTACTCAGCCTTACAAAGCTTGAAAAATCCTTGGGTAAAAAGGCATTTGAAGAAATCATAGGTGACCTTATTGAAAGCCCTCCGGGAAAATTAAAGCTTGTACCAGTTGATGATAAAAGGCCTGCTGTAAGAAGCAGTGCTGAAATAGATTTCAAAAATTAAGGAGGAAATTGAAGATGAAAATAGTTACAGGAAAAGTGAGATTTTCTTATGCAAATGTATTTGAACCCCAAAGCGTAAATGGCAGTGAGCCAAAGTATTCAGTGAGTTTAATCATTCCAAAGAGTGATAAGAAGACCCTAGATAAAATTAATAAGGCTATTGAAGTAGCCAAAAAGGAAGGTGTGTCAAAATTAGGTGGTAAAATACCAGCCAATTTAAAGACCCCTCTGCGTGACGGCGATTTGGACAGACCTGATGATGAAGCTTATTCAAATAGCTACTTTATCAATGCTAATAGCAAAGTGAAACCGGGAATTGTAGATAAGGATTTACAAGCTATTATGGACCCTACTGAACTTTACTCAGGTTGTTATGGTAGAGCATCAATTGTGTTCTATGCCTACAATGCCAATGGAAATAAGGGGATTGCTGCAGGACTACAAAACTTACAAAAGCTGGAAGATGGAGAACCTCTAGGAGGCATATCAAGACCTGAAGATGACTTTGAAGCTGTAGATGATGATGCAGAAGACATCTTAGGTTAGTAGTTATGAAAACCCTAGCAATTGATATAGAAACTTATAGTAGTGTAGACCTCGGAAAATCTGGGGTCTACACATATACAGAAGCAGAAGACTTTGAAATACTTCTCTTCGCTTACTGCTTTGATGATGAAGAAATACAAATAGTTGATTTAGCCAGTGGAGAAAAATTGCCAGATGAAGTAGTAGATGCTCTAACTGATTCAGAAATAATAAAAACAGCTTTTAATGCACAGTTTGAAAGAACTTGTTTAGCAAAACACCTAAAAACACCTATGCCTCCTGAGCAGTGGAGATGTAGTATGGCTCATGCTTTAACCTTAGGCCTTCCCACTAGTCTTGCTGGTGTGGCTAAATGCTTAAAGCTAACTAATCAAAAGATGAAAGAGGGCAAAGCACTTATAAGATACTTCTCCCTTCCATGCAGGCCCACAAAGGCTAATGGTAAGAGGACTAGGAATCTTCCTTGCCATGATAAAGAAAAGTGGGAAACCTTCAAAACCTACTGCATAAAAGATGTAGAAGTGGAACGACAAATAAGAAAGAGATTAGAGCACTATCCAATGACTGAAAAGGAGCAAAGGCTCTGGGTACTAGACCAGCAGATGAACGATCATGGAGTGCTAGTAGATAAGAACCTGGTTAATAGAGCTATCTCCTGTGATGGAGTTTATCAGAAAAAATTACTTGATGAAGCCATCCATTTAACAGGCCTTGAAAATCCCAATAGCCCGGCTCAGTTAAAAGCTTGGCTTGAAGATAAGCATGGTATTAAGGTGGACAGTCTTTCTAAAGCAAAGGTAGAGGAACTGTTGGAGGAGACTGATAATCGAGAAGTAAGAAGGCTGCTGGAGCTTAGACAGGATATGTCCAAGACATCTGTTAAAAAGTATGAAGCTATGGATAGAGCCGTATGCAGTGATGAAAGGATTAGAGGACTTCTTCAATATTACGGGGCCAACCGTACCGGAAGGTGGGCAGGAAGATTAGTACAAGTCCATAACCTACCTAGAAACGATATGGCTGATTTAGATTTAGCAAGGAAGCTACTATTAGCTAGTGACTATGAAACGTTAGAACTTCTTTTTGATAGTGTTTCTGATGTATTATCTCAACTTATTAGAACAGCATTTATCCCTTCAACCAACTGTCGATTTATTGTAGCTGATTTCAGTGCTATTGAAGCTCGAGTTATTGCTTGGCTTGCAGGGGAAAGTTGGAGAATGGATGTGTTTAATTCCCATGGAAAGATCTATGAAGCATCAGCTGCCCAGATGTTTGGTGTTCCTGTAGAAAGTGTAACTAAAGGCAGCACCTTAAGGCAAAAGGGCAAAATCGCTGAGCTAGCCCTTGGCTATGGTGGTAGTAAGGGTGCTTTAATTTCTATGGGAGCTTTAAATATGGGACTAACAAAAGAAGAACTACCAGAGCTTGTATCTGCTTGGAGAAAGTCCAATTCAAACATTGTAAAGCTCTGGTGGGATATAGAAAGAGCAGCTATTACGGCTGTAAAAGATAAAACAGTAGTAACTATGCAGTATGGTCTTAAGTTTTACTACAAAGGTGGAGTGCTATTTATAAGACTCCCATCAGGAAGAAATCTAGCCTATGTGAGGCCAAGGATTGAAATAGATGAAAGATTTAATAAAGATAAACTAACCTATGAAGGCATCGAAGGAAACAAGTGGGGCAGAATTAGCACTTATGGAGGGAAACTTACTGAGAATATTATACAAGCCATAGCAAGGGATTGTTTAGCAGAAGCCTTATTAAGATTGGATAAGGCTGGATATAAGATTGTGTTTCATGTCCATGATGAGGTGATACTGGATGTTCCAAAGGATGCAGGCTCTTTAGAAGAAGTTGAAGAGATTATGGGGCTACCCATCCCTTGGGCTCCGGGACTTCCGCTAGAAGCTGAAGCTTTTGAAACGGATTACTACAAAAAAGATTAGGAGGATGTTAATTATGAATGAAATGAAAGTTTTTAATAATACAGAGTTTGGTGAGCTTGGCGTTTTAGTAGTTGAAGGTAGAGAGTATTTTCCTGCTACAGAATGTGCAAGGATACTCGGATATAAGGATAAAACTAGTGCAATCAAGCAGCATTGTAGGTGGGTGGTAAAACACAGGGTACCCCATCCCCAAAACCCGGATAAGACATTGGAAATGAACTTTATACCAGAGGGTGATCTTTACCGCTTAATCGTAAAATCAAAACTTCCTACTGCTGAGAAATTTGAAAAGTGGGTCTTTGATGAAGTGTTACCTTCTATAAGAAAGCATGGTATGTATGTGGCAGATAAGCTACTAGACGATATTCTTAAGAACCCTGATTTAGGAATTAAAATCTTTACTGAATATAAAGAGGCTAAAGAAAAGGCAAAGCAGCTAGAACTTGAAAATGCTCAGAACAAACAGATTATAGGTGAGCTACAACCTAAGGCATCTTACTACGATTTAATTTTACAGAATAACTCCCTTATGGCCATAACTCAAATCGCCAAGGATTATGGTATGTCAGGTAGAGCTATGAATAAATTGCTCAACGATTTAGGAGTGCAGTATAAGATGGGTAGCACCTGGCTTTTATATCAGAAATATGCAAACATGGGCTACACCCAGTCCAAGACCCATGCTATTTCCGAGGATAGAAGTGTAATGCACACTTATTGGACTCAGAAGGGTAGACTCTTCCTTTATGATTTACTGAAGAATAAGAAGAATTTACTACCAGTTATTGAAAGAGCAAATAAATCTGCTTAAGGGGGAGCCGCTATGAAAAAGAAACATTTTATCTATGTATGCTCCCCACTTAGGGGAGATATTGAAAGAAATACTAATAGAGCCATACGCTATTCCAGATTTGTATTTTCTAGTGGTGGTATTCCCATGACTCCCCATGTGTACTTTACCACATTTTTAGATGATACCATTCCAGAGGAAAGAGCCGCAGGAATTGAGATGGGAAATCAGATGCTACAAATATGTGAAGAGTTATGGGCTTTTGGAGAGAAGGTATCTGAAGGCATGGCTACCGAAATAACTGCAGCTAAGAAATTAGGCCTTAAGGTTAGATGGTTTAATGACAGGTGTGAGCCTGTAGATGGATAGAGAAACTATAAAATTTATTAAAAGCCTAAAAGATTATATTGGAATACTTCCTAAGCAGACTATTAAAACTCTAAGAGGCCAGGCTCTTTCAGGAAATCTTGAAGGAGCCAAAAAAGGCCTTGAGAAGGGAGTGAAGAGATTTGATAGAGCCAAGTCAGGTTAAAGTTAATAAATTAAAACATGATGGAGTTTTGACCATTGCCACAGGAAGAAGCAGAAAAGAGCTAGAGTGGAAAAATAAAGAGATGCTCTGGTCAGAACTTGTAGATAAATTAAGTAGTACCACAAGAACCCATGAAACTTATGAAGAGTACAAAAAGCTTAGCAAAGCAAAAAGAGATGAGATAAAAGATGTAGGTGGCTTTGTAGGAGGAACCCTTAAAGGTGGTAGAAGGAAAGCTGATGCTGTTGTGTGGAGACAGATTGTTACACTTGATGCTGATTATGTAAAAGGAGATTTATGGGCAGGGGTTGAGACCATGTTTGGCTATGGATGCCTAATGTATTCAACCCATAGTCACAGCCCTAGAGCCCCTAGACTTAGAATAGTCATCCCGCTTAAAAGGCCAGTATCTCCAGATGAGTACGGAGCAGTAGCAAGAAGGATTGCTGCAGATTTAGGTATTGACTTCTTTGATGATACCACCTATCAGCCCCACCGATTAA